AAGCGATAGTTATAGGTGTAAAGAGCTACACAGGAGATTACATAAATGGCCGAGCAGACATTCAGATCACCTGGGTTTTTTGAGAGAGAAATCGACCTTTCTCAAAGAGAAAGTGAAATCGTGGGGACACCAGCAGGAGTTGTTGGAACCGCAATGATGGGCCCAGCATTTGTACCTGTTACCGTGGGTTCCTTCGCAGACTTTGAGAGAAGGTTCGGATCATTAGATCCTAAGAAATTTGGACCCTATGCGGTAAGGGAATTCTTTAAACATAGAACTGCCCTGACGTATGTTAGGGTATTGGGGGCTGGTGCAAATGAGACCTCAACAGATATAGCAAATACACGAGCAGCAGGAATTGTAAAAAGCGCAGGATTTATTATCAAGGGAACCTCCGGAGAACCCGGTGGGGGAGACGACTCGAGATATCAAGGTGCTGTTCAGTTTATAGCTGCACGACACTGGGTGTCGGGTTCCGGTGAGGGAATAGGCTTCCCGGTATTTACAGATAATGATAGTTATAATCTTCCCGTGCCAACAATATCAACAAACGCTGAGGGTGGAACTGTAAACCTTGTCAGGGCCATGCTATTAACATCTACTGGATCAAGATTCCAAATAGTATGCATGCAAAGTGCGAGCTGGGGTGCATTCCCAACAGTTCAGAATGATCTAGCAACAGTAGATTCTCTTGGGCAGTTTAAGCTAGTTCTATCATCTGCTGCAGGGGCGGGCTTTGGAAATGATGACAATCTACCAGGCCTTAGAATATTTACTGCATCGCTAGATCCGGTATCAGATAGCTATATCGCAAAGATTCTCAATACAGATCCTGATAGATTTGAGACAGATCAGCATCTTCTTTATGCACACTTCCCGGTTGCTTCAGAGGTTGCAGTTGTATCAAATGTACCAGGAACCGATATACTGTCAGCATCTGTATGTCTAACATCTGGGTCAGACCTAACATCTTCAGACTCTGGTGTCGCAAGCCTATCGTTCATAGACGCATTTGGAAGATTCGATACGAGATACGCAGCTCCAAAGACAACTCCATTCATATCACAACCGTATGGTGAGACAGAATTTGATTTATTCCATTTTGAATGTATCTCTGACGGAACCATAGCAAATGAGAGCTTTAAGATATCGATTAGTAATGTTAAAAAATCATCTGATCCAACAGATCCTTACGGAACATTCCAGGTAGAGGTTAGAGCATTTGGTGACACTGATACAGCTCCTCAGATATTAGAACAGTATCCCCTATGTACTCTCAACCCTACAGATGATGACTACGTAGGAAGAAAGGTTGGAGATTACAAGGCATTTTATAACTTTGATGCAGAATCTGCAGATGAGAGAAAGGTTCTAGTTACAGGAAAGTATCCTAATAATTCATCTAGAGTTAGAATAGTGATGAGCACGGTACATCTTCAGGGAGAGGTTCCAAAGGATGCACTTCCGTTTGGATTTAGAGGATTTCCAGCCCTTAAGACCAATGACACACTCACTGATAGGCCTACCGGAGTGATGAGGGGCGGAATAGGAAACTCAACATCAAGAAGATTATCATTCTGCTCAGGGTCCCAGACCCCATCTAATCTTCGATCTGATCTCAGCGGATCAATTCTTCCCCCAGTTCCATTTAGATTTAAGGTGACTCGCGGTAAGGTTCTAGCATCTGGAAGCGCTGGAATGTATATTGGAAGACCAGGAGAGGATGAGAGAGTTGATTCAAGATTCTACTGGGGTTCGAAGTTCACAAGAGTTCCAAGAGAGAGCGAGCTTTCAAGTGCAGTTCTTGATGCAAATGTTTCAAGTGAGATAAACGATATCTTTAGAAACTATGCTAAACTGCTTGGTATTGTAAAACTAGACAATACAGTAACTGGCTCTGGAGCAGACTCATTTAATAATAATAAATTCACGCTAGCCAGGGTCGCTCTTGGAAATCAAATCAATGTCACATTAGCAGACACCGCTAACTCAGTGATAACTGGGTCAGCAAAAGAGCACATGCTAGAGACAGCATATATAAGAAACGGAATAGTGGATGCAAAAACATACACTGTAAGAGATGCTATGTCAGGACGAGATAGAGTGACACTAGCATCACTTGCCGCTCTAACATCTTCTGTATATTTCAATAGATTCTCATCGTTCACAAAGTTTACAAACTTTATGGCTGGCGGATTTGATGGAGTTAACATACTAGATCCGGACATGTCAAAGATGAACGATAGAGCTTCGTCTTCTGATCAGGGTGGGTATGCAGCAGGTACAGTGCTAGATATCGGCTTAAGTCAGGATAATGATTTTGGATCCGGCCCAACAAACAATATTGTCGCATCTTACAGAGTTGGTGCAAGAATTCTAACAGATCCCATGGCATCCAGGGTTAACATAATACTAATTCCGGGAATAAGGGATGGTGCACTAACAGACTATGTTCAAGAATTACTTCCTGGTTACAGCAAGGCATTCTTCGTGATGGATCTGCCTGCTTATGATGCAAGTCAAAATAGATTATTTGATGGTATGAAACAAGCACCAAATGTTGCTAAAACAGCAGAAGCTCTTGACGGAAGAGCGCTGAATAGCAATTATTCCGGAACATACTTCCCAGACGTCACAATTAATGATCCAATCAATAATCAGCCGGTAAAGGTTCCTGCATCGATTGCAGTAATTGGAGCCCTCGCCTATAATGATAACGTAGCATATCCGTGGTTCGCACCTGCAGGATTTAACAGAGCGGCTCTAGAATTTGTTACAAATGTCAAGGTTAGACTAAATCAGGCTGATAGAGATTCACTGTATGATGTAAGAATTAATCCAATAGCAACATTTCCAAATGCAGGATTTGTAATATTCGGACAGAAGACACTACAGCTAGGAAAAAGCGCGCTGGATAGAGTTAATGTTAGAAGAATGCTACTTGAAGTTAAGCGGCTTGTATCTAATATCGCTGAGAAGATAGTCTTCGAACAGAATACGCCAGAGACAAGGGCGAGATTTGTTTCACAGGTCACACCACTTCTTGCAACAGTTCAAAGTCAGCAGGGAATAGATCAATTTAAGGTCGTGATGGACGCTAGTAACAATTCTCAGGAGGATATTGAAAATAATATTCTAAGAGGGAGAATTGTTGTTGTTCCCACGAGAGCTGTTGAGTTTATCGCTATGGACTTTATTATTACGAATGCAGGCGTAAGCTTTGAGTAGGGAATAGATATTCATGAAATGGAGAAGAAATAAATGGCTGAAATAACCTATAGAAGCCCAGGTGTTTATACAACCGAGATCGACTTAACTGGTCCGGTATCAGCACAACCTGTAGGAACTCCTGCAGGCGTCATTGGTACCGCCAATGAAGGGCCGGCGTATGTCCCACTCACAGTCGGTAGCTATAGTGATTTTGCTGCTGTCTTCGGCGCGACAGATGGAGAGAAGTTTGGGCCTCTCGCTGTCAGCCAGTTTCTAAAGAATGCACAGGCGTTAACATATGTTAGAGTTCTTGGAATTGGAAATGGAAAGCAGAGAGACTCAGACAGCGGAAAGGTCACGAATGCTGGATTCGTCGTAGGAAGCCAGCAGGTCCAAGATAATGGTAATGTTGGAAGAAATGTTGATGGAGTTAATTTTGGTGATCTGGGAAGGACTCACTTTCTCGGATGCTACATGTCAGCTTCAGCAGGATCAGCAATATTCTCAGATGCTGGAATCTCTGGAGTAGGCATCCTAGCTGGATCAGGCTCCCATCCAATAATACGAGGTGTATTGATGACTCCATCTGGTGTCATACCAATGATGTCATCTTCTCTCTCATCCCTTAGAACATCAAATCAGCCATCCTCAGTTGTTGCAGCCACAGCCAATGCTGCCACGCTTCAGGGGCATATGACAGGAACTGTCAATATAGCATCTCAGCAGTTTGTACTATTGCTCAATGGAGTTATAGACCCACTAAACAATGTTGTTACAGCATCATTTGACATGGAAGATGCAAGCTACTTTGCCAATGTGCTGAATACTGATCCAACAAAAATAGAAGAGAAGGGTCACCTATTATATACACATTATGATATCCACCCAGCTCTTGCTGTAATTACAGGATCCGGACTTGTCGGTGCCACCCTCGTGCTCCCGTCAGCAGGACTAGAGCCTGTTGGGTTCATTACAAGCGGATCACTAGCTAGAAATACTGGTGATGCATCAGCTCCAAACTATGAGTCATTTGAAGAGAGATTCCAGCATCCAGCATCTCCGTTCGTAATATCACAGGCATTTGGTGGAGCAAAGTGGAATTTATTTAGAGTTCATGCTTTGGGTGATGGAGCATATAGCAACACACACATAAAACTATCAATTGAAAATCTAAAGCCATCAACATCTACGGCTGATCCTTACGGAACTTTTGATCTAATTGTGAGAAAGTGGACAGACACAGATATTGATAAGTCTCCTGTAGAATCATTTAGAGGTCTAACTCTGGATCCCAGCAGCGATAAATTTATTGCCAGGGCAATTGGAGACATGTACTCGTATTTTGACTTTGACCAAGCAGATTCTTCTCAGAAGCTAGTTGTTCAAGGAAGCCACTCATCTAAGTCAAACTATATTAGAGTTGAGCAGAGTGTTGAATTAGAGAATGGACAGGTTCCAAAAGAAGCAATGCCGCTAGGTGTTAGAGGCGTCAATCACCTCGTAACATCAGGTAGTGCTCCCCTGAGCGCGGGCACCCCGTCGCATCAAAATATCTCTAGCGATATATTGAAAAGAGCAGTTCAGCCCCCAATTCCAATGAGAGAGAATGTTGCCGTTGGAACAGCACCCAATAAGCGGTACAGCCCTAACTTCTACTGGGGAATTCAGCTCATGCAAAAGAGGTCTGTTACAAAACCAAATCTGATAGGTCTTCAAGATCCCACAGTTGCTCAGTGGACAAAATTCTTCCCAAGCTATGGAGCATCTAATAGAGATTTCTCAGTAGGCAATAATCCAGGCGTCGCAGATTCAGGAGGCGTGATTCTTGATTGTGATAGATTTAATAATGATCTTTTCACACTTGAAAGAATACAGGTTAGAACTGGATCAGATACAAAGGCAGATCCCGATCAATGGGTAAGCGCATCGTATGTTAGAGACGGAAACATTATAACAAATCCAGCTCTAAAGACAAGAGCATTTAAGTTAAGTGACCTCTCTACTCAGGGAAATAGAAAGTTTGGAAAGTTCACATTCATTATGCAAGGCGGATTTAATGGATCAAATGAGTTCAATAAGGACAAGGAAAGACTATTAAATGCAGCTGTAAGACGTGAGATGGACGATTCAACATCTCAGGGCGGAGTGAGCGGTCCGACAGTTTCAGCATACAGAAAAGCCCTGGACATCATGGGAACAAAGTCTGATGTAGATATCAAACTGTTAGCTGTGCCCGGAATAAGACACTCCTCAGTATCGAACTATGCTATTGATACAGTGGAAAATAGATTTGATGCCTTATATATCATGGATATTGAAGAACAGGATGAGATGGCATCTGTTATAACATCGTCTGTTTCAATTCCAAATGTAGGAAATACGGTAACATCATTTAAGGGGAGAGCTTTAGATACATCATTTGCAGCAGCATACTTCCCAGATGTAATACTGCCTGATCCAACCACACTAACAAATGTCCAATGCCCGCCATCAGTTGCAGTTCTTGGGGCATTCTCCCTTAACGATGCAATTGGATACCCGTGGTTTGCTCCTGCAGGATTTAGTAGAGGCGCCCTGAAGGATGTCCTTAAGACATCTCTTCCGTTTAACAAGGCGAACATGGATGACATCTATGATGCAGATATAAATCCTCTAACTGCATTCCCATCAACAGGTGTGATGGTATTCGGGCAGAAAACATTACTAGCAGCCGCGTCAGCTCTTGATAGAGTTAATGTTAGAAGGCTTCTAATTAATGTTAGAAGAAAGGTTAGAGCAGTTGCAAATCAAATGCTATTTGAGCCCAACAGGCAAGAGACACTTGATAAGTTTAGTGCCTTAGTGCAACCAATTCTTCAAAGCATTCAGGAAAAGAGCGGTGTAGATAGATTTAAGGTTGTGATTGATGCAACCACAACGACTCAGGCAGATGTTGAGAATAATACTCTTCGAGGAAAGATATTCTTGCAGCCTACAAGGACTGCAGAGTTTGTTGCCCTTGACTTTGTACTAACAAATGCTGGAGATGCATTCGAGAATGCATAAAAAAAATCCATATAACTCTAGAAAGTGAATAAATATGATTAGGAGAAATATAAATGGCTGAAACACTATCCGTCACAGACATGCTTCCAAACAAGTTTGAGCCCAAAAGACAATTTAGGTGGGTTCTTGCAATTGAAGGCGTCGATGCATTTTTGATGAAGACTACGTCTCGTCCCACATTTACAATGGCTGAGACCACAATTCCATTTATTAATGCTAAGAGATACTTAGCTGGTAGATTGACATTTGGGACAATGTCATTAACCCTACATGATCCAATCGCACCATCCGGAGCGCAACAGATAATGGAATGGTTAAGAACACATTACGAATCAGTCTCAGGTAGAGCTGGGTACGCTGACTTTTACAAGAGAGATATTCAATTGAAAATGTTAGACCCAATCGGAACTGTCGTAGAACTATGGGATATTAAGGGAGCTTTCATTACTGAGGCTAACTACAACACACTAACCTATGATAATGATGAAGCACCTGTCGAAATCTCACTCACGCTGAGATATGACAACGCTGTTCTACAATTCTAATATCATACCTATCTTTAATAGAAGTGCCCGCCATGTGCGGGCATTTTTATTTTACATCTTAAGCGTTTGTAATAATAATAAGATAGTCTTTAACAGGAGTATAATTTGTCTGATAACATTCAAGTACAAAATGTCACAAAAGAAACATTTAACTGGGAAGTTCCTGTAGAAATCGTTCCAGTGCCATCTGAGGGCAAGGTATATCCACAAGAGAGTCCTCTCTTTAATAAAAAAGTTCTAGAGATAAAAGCAATGACAGCTCAAGAGGAAGACATCCTTACATCTCGAGCTCTAATTCAGCAGGGAACAGTTATTTCACATTTAATTCAATCATGTCTTATTGATAAGACATTAGATGTTAGAAATATGCTACTGGGAGATAGAAATGCTCTAATGGTCTCTGTTAGAATTACAGGCTATGGGCCTAGCTATAAGGCTGAGTCGTCATGCCCGGCATGCGGTGTGGCTAGTAAGCAGGAATATAACCTAACAGACCTTGAGATCAAGCGGCTAGAGATAGATCCTGTTTCTCCTGGAGCAAATCTCTTTTCATTCACACTTCCTGTAACTAAGAAAGTGATCCACTTTAAATTTTTAACAGGATCAGATGAAGAAGAGCGGTCTGTCTCTGTAGAGAGAAAGAGAAAGCTAATGCCAGGAATGAAAGTTGATAGTCAGATAACGTCTAGGCTGGAGCAGTTAATAGTTTCAGTTGAAGGAATTGAAGATAGAAATAAAATTAATCATTTTATTAAAAGTATGCCCGCATTAGATTCTAGAAGGCTAAGATCATATATTGAGAAGCATGAGCCGGGAATTGACATGTCTGTTTGGATGAGCTGTCCTGGATGCAGCAAAACTTCCAGGGTGTCCCTTCCCATCGGGAGCAATTTTTTTTGGCCAGACGAGTAGCTGGAGAGAGACGTTTCTAGAAGAGTGTTTTCTTTTACAGTATCACCTTCAAATGAGCTATAGCGAAGTAAGAGCGCTACCTGTTAGATTTAGGGCATGGTTTTTAGATAGGCTTGCGAAAGAGTTTAAATCACAGGCTGAGGCTAGAAGAAAAGCAGCTAATTCTTCACAGGCTGATCGTAGAACTATAGTTCAGGACCTACCTATGGGTGAAATGAACCCAGTAGCTCAACAAAATCATGAAAAGAAGTTTAAGTGAGATCTAACTGCTGAATATGTATAGGTGAGGTAAGATCTTGTGGCAGGTGAATTAGAAACTCAAGCAACGCTCCAGAGACAGATAGCTGAAACTCTGTCAAACATAAATGTAAAGCTGCAGGATCAGTTAAAGATTCAGCAGCTTATTAACTCATCAGCGTCTGGAAATCTTAATAGTGCAGAGCAGTCTGGTCGTGCCACTGAGGATGCTCTTCGTGCAGCAGGTGTTGGATCTTCAGATCTAACAGCCAACCTAGACGAGAACACTAGAGCAATTGTTGGAAGTGATGATGCTGCAGCAACTGCAGCTGTAACATTAGGAGATCTCGCAGAAAAAACACTAGCAGTCGGAGCTGCCGGTGCCACTGCATACGATTCACTTGGAAAAGCACTTCACAACTTAGTTCCTGCACAACTCAGGACAGAGCTAGACCATATTCAGCAACAGTTTGGTGGATTGACATCTAGCGGCGGGCCGTATGCAGCGTCAAATAAACAGGCTGCAGCATTTGTTGATCTCACTCATGAGGTGTACGAGGGGTTACAGGACACTGAAGGAGCAATGTTCCAAGCATTTGGAATGATGCCAAAGAGAGCCCTTGGAGATCTAAATGTCGTAATGGGACAATTTAGCACCCTTATGACAGGTCCGCAAGGAATGCTAAATAGCTTAGATATAGCAAAAGTTGCAACAGGTGAATTTGTTATCGAGCAGCAAGGGCTTGCTAAGGCAATGGGACTATCTGTTGAACAACAACAGGTATTCATGTCACGTCAAATAAGCTTGACAGGAGAAGCAAGCAATGACATGATGCGAGAGGCTGCTGTCTACTCAAAGAGATTGGCGGCAGCAACTGGTGATTCCGCAAAGATGATATCAAAGAATATTGTTGCAATTATAAATGATACGGAAAAATTTGGAAATGTTTCAGTTGCAGAGGCAGCAAGAATAAGCGTAACCCTTCGACAGCTAGGCCTGGGATATGAAGAGCTAGGCGTCATGGTTGGCAAGTACATGAATTTTGAGGATGCGGCAACTAGTGTCGCAGCTCTAACGACTGTGTTTGGTGTCCAGATGGATGCCATGGAAATGATGCAGTTAGCCAACGAGGATCAGGAGGGATTCCTAAGAAGAATTAGAGAGCAGTTCTTAAGCACTGCAAAATCAGTAGATGATATGTCTCTTGCTGAGAAGAGATTAATCATGCAGCAGACTGGCCTATCTAATGTTGAGGCAGTTGAAAGACTTCTTGATCCCACTGCAGCAATATCATCCTTTGAGTCATTAGCAAATGAGACAACCAATGTAGGAGAGTCAACATCAGAAGTCATGGAGATGCTGGCTGATGACATAGTTGATCTTCAAAGAATAACTGAGTATTCAACAGATGATATTATGAACAATATCAATGAGAAATTCAGGATACCATTGGCAAAAGTCGCTGTAGAGGCAGAGGCTGGTGCAACAAGAATGGCAGCAGCATTTGAAGGAGCAATTCCCGCAAGAGTAACAGAGGGGATGAGCTTCTTAGGGAAGGGGCTAGCTGAATTCACCAATATAGATGCAGCAAAGGTTGGGGAGATTTCCGAGCAGATAAAGGCAATGGCAGATGCATTGCTTGAAGCGGCTACAGCTGCTGGAAATAGTGACTTAGCTGAGGTTGTAACAGAGATAGCTAGCGCAACTGTTGGATCAGATGCAGTAGATACTGTCACAACTGGAATGTCAACAGCTTTCGATGGAATGGTTACAAGCTTCCAGGGTGCAATTGATAAGCTTGTAGCAGCTATAAGGGATTCACCCTTAGGTGCTGGATCAGCATCAGAGATAGGTCAAGAGACCACAGATGGAATAATCATTCCAATGAAAACAATTCCAGGAGTTGCTGAAGAGGTATTCACTGAAGCAGCTGGCGCCGCTGCTGAAGCCCTTGATGAGATCCCTAACGCTCTAAATGAAGATCTAGAGAGAGCTGCTGCTCTAGTCGATGAGAGCTCTGCTGCGTGGAATACTGCGATGATTCGCTCGTTCCAAGATGAAGGTCTATCTAAAGCACATGCAGATGTCTGGAATAACATGACAGACATCTCATCAAAGGCTCTAAAGACACAGCTAGGTGATAGTGACTCCGCCTGGAGCAGGATGGCCTCGAGTCTCGGGGAAGTGGGAGTGAAATATGGAGATCTAACAGAAGATCAGAAAAAATTCTATGCTGAGGAGTTTAAGCTTGGAAAAAATTGGGAACAAGAGCTAAGTCAGATATTTGAAAGCCAGGCATTCAAGTCAGGAGCAGAGAAGGGTCAGAAGTCCGGACTAATGCAAGACATGCTTGCAGAATTTAGAGAAGAGGGAGCTGGAATTGATTCATTCAGCAACACCTATCTAAAGATGGTAGAAGACAAGTATGGGTTAACGAGAGATATGATGGAAGCCGCATTAGAAGAGGGTTCTGACATCGAAGGAATTGTTACCGGCGGTCTTGAGGCAAGACAGCGGCAGATAGAGGAAGAAAAGAGAGCTAAGTCGACATCTGCTGATGAAGGGGGAGAAGGTGGAGGTTCTAGAAGAACTAGAGCGCAGCACCTGAATGTGAGTAGAAAGCTTCTAGAATCATCGCAGGCGGTGGCAACTACGAGTACAAAAATGCTGTCAGCACTTCTCGAAATACAGACAGCAGTTTCAACCTCTCCAGCCCTTCCGGCTATTGAAGTTAAGGTAGACGGTAAATCAATTGTTGACTATGTGGTTGATAACCCGGGATCAGTTACACACGCACAGCAGCTCGTACTTAAAGCATATCCAGAATAAGGGAATAAAAATGAGTCTAACTGATAGAGTTATTAAGAGCAAGATTTTTAGACAGCATGCAGACAAGCTAGGAGAGGATGATTTGAAGCTCTTAGAGGAAAACATTAGAGAAATGCTGTCTTCTTTTGATAGTCTTCACACTCTCTTACAATCAAAAATGGCAGATCAACAAGGTAAAGATGAGTTTGCCGAAGCTTTGGAATATTTATTAACTCATGAGGGGCAAAAGAAATGGCAACAAGACAAAAGCTAAGAGATTTTCTTCTTGCAAATGGCTATGTTGTCCCTGAGCAAAGAATTGGAATTGCGATTGATCCCACAGATATGGGACCTGCAGATCAGTTCAATCATGGAGATGACTTAGGAACAGATCCCGCAACCGGTCAACCGCTGGTTGGATTGCAGAATCCCGTTACTAATGATGGACTCACAGGTGACTTCTTACAATACATTGTCGATCTAACAGACAATGCATACAAGCTAGAAGGAGGAAATCAGCTAGCATTAAGTCTTAATAGCCGAATGGGTGATGATGGAAAGGGTGTTCCGCTCGAGGCATCAAACAACCAGGGAGCAGAAGACGTCTTCGTAGAGGGGAGCGAGTCAGCCAGAAATACACTTGGAACTGTTATGGCGCAATACTCTAATGGGTACTTCCCGCCCCAAGACCTACAGAGCATTATAAGCAAGGACAATACTAATCCTGAACTGAGCGGAAAGTATTCACAGGAGTTATTGTCAAATATAGAGGGAGAAGATCTTAACAAGACAGGAAAGACGTATGGCGGCACACCTGGAAGCTTAGAGGGACAAGGTGCTCCCTTTGTTAAGAAGTCATCACAGCAAATTCTTATAAATAGAAACAGGTTTTCACCAGGGCTAGATGAAGGTGAGAATGGAGCAGCATTTGCTCCATACCCAACTGATCAGGAGTCATTTGAGGAGGGGGACAATAATGCTGGCACAACAACATCACAAGCACTGTTTGGAGATTATAATTTAGAAGCTGTCAGCATGATACAGGATAATTTAAAGTCTGTTGGAGAATCTATTTTATTAAAGGGCGCTGGATGGGACAAGGCATCCTCTCCCGGTGAGTCAGAAGATCCATCAGGTTTTGAACCATCTGATGAATCATCTGCGTGGATGGCTGGTATTGATAAAATATCTCCATCATCGATTAGAGCAAAGGCTGCCTACGGATCTCCATCAGATCCGATAACTGGAATATCTACGAGAGCCGGAAGAGGAGCATGGGATACTCTTGTCGGATCAGAAGATACTCAATCATCTAAGTCATTTGGAGCAATGACAACACCAGAAGTTCCGTTTAATAGTAGCTATAACAATTCTATTCTCATAGCACAAGCCGCTGCAGCAATATCAGCGATGATGATCTTAGCCACTGACACAATGGATATGCTAGATGATGGAATTAGTAGTATGATTAATCTTGAGAGAGGTCCCTACTTTAAGGGTTCACCAACAGCAATACCTCGTCAAGCAAAATTTGCACTTTTGAGAAATATGGCGCTAGTTCCAACAAGAAATCCCTACAAGGTGTGTGTGACGAAAGGCTTTGAGGTCTTATTTGGCGGATCACCTTCAAGTCCAGACTTAAGTTCTCCATACGCATCCCATATAGAGCAAGCACCTGGATTCTGGCTGGGGGTTGCAAGAAAGATAATACGGGCGTTTAATGATCCGTCATTTGCCAATGGGATTGAGAGCTTCGAATCTGGTCTCACAAGTGCAATATCAGTCATTCAGTCTAATGATATACTAAACATTATGAATGTAGCGGCAACAATCGGAGATGTTTCAATTACAATGGCAGGTCATAGTGGAACGACTAATTCATATGATCCTGTGGGACAGTGGAATGTAGATCGTCTACCAGATGGTCCTGCAACAAGGATATCTAAGAGTAGATCACAATCTGGACTAACAGCAAATGCTCTTGCATGGAGAGGGAATGCTGTTCCATCGCTCCACATGATTCCAAGAAACGTCATTATGGCATCAATTCAGATGGGAACTCTTGGGTTTGGTCAAAATCCTCTCAAGGGCATGGTTGGATCATCACTTGCAAAGGATACATACATAGATGTAGCCCAAGAAGGACCATCAGCCAGAGTTCCAAATGATATAGTTGAAAGAATGGAAAACCTACTAGATGCAGAGTATGTTCCATTTTACTTTCATGATTTAAGGACTAATGAGATAGTAGCATTTCATGCGTTCTTAGAGTCTTTGAGTGATAGCTACCAGCCAGATTACACATCTAGCAGAGGGTACGGCAGAATTGATTCAGTCAAGATATACAGGACGACAACAAGAAGCATAAGATTCACCTTTTATGTAGCATCGACATCAAAAGAAGATTTTAATGACATGTGGTTCAAGATTAATAAACTGACATCTCTAGTTTATCCGCAGTGGACAGAGGGGACAAGGCTAGCGACAAAGGTTGGAGCCGAAGAAGCAGATTCAACATTTATTCAACCGTTCAGCCAGATTCTAGGATCATCTCCCATAATAAGACTTCGCGTCGGAGATGTTATAAAGTCAAATTATTCTAACTTCAATCTTGCTAGAATTTTTGGAATAGGAAATAAGAATGTGGCACCAAAACCGGATCCAGAAGCTGCAGGCGGTCTATTAAATATCAATCCGCTGGCAGGTGCTGGATTTGATGCAGAAGCACTAATGATGGATACTGTATTTAATGCACTCTATGGGTCACCCTTAAGCTGGATGGGCTCCGGCTTTACCGGAGATAGAATGGCTAGAGCTGCAGCATCACAATTGCTCGTAAATGGATTTGCAAATCCACTCGGTCTGGCTCTAATTATGAGGGAGCTTCAAGATCCTGACGCGAGAATCAATGCTGTTCCATTTAGTATAACTGCTGCAGGAGCAGTTCAAGCTGCTGCATCTGCATTACGAGGAGCTGCCGGTGACATCATGGGATATACACCGCTATCATTTCCGTATCTTAAGCCTTCAACCGGTGATGGATATCTATTCGATGAAGAAACTGGCTTAAAGTGGAGAATAACACGTGCGATTAGAGTACTTGTGCTGTCAAGAGATGTGGTTATTCTTGAAAATGACCAGGGCTACTCGAAACAGTGGTGGAATCCAAAGAGCAATGCATCTGCATTTTTAAATAGCGATGCTGCAGCACCAACACAAAAAACTAGGTATAAGATACTAGTCCTCGACTTCAATGCTCCGGTAACAATGCTTGGAAGGACATTCCTTGTAAGTCACGCAGATCTCATGCCAAATCCAGAGACATTATTCAACACATATGTGATGGCATCACTATCTCTCGGTGCTGTTGGAGATACCCTAGTCCAGAGCCTTGCAAATGAGGCTGCAACAGTATCTGGATTGCCGGCAGACACTCTTGATGTAGGCGCAAGTGATCCTGCAACCTTTATGAAAGCAGAAAATAACCCACTCGTAAAATCATTTGAAAGCACATCAGGAAGGGGACTAGCAGGAGTAATCACTAGCCTAAGCTATGAGTGGCTTGATAGCACAAATACATGGGAGATAGACTGGAATTCTAGAGCACCGAAGGTTGCAAAAATCTCAATAAACTTTGATGCAATTCATGACATACCTCCGGGAATTGATTACTCTGGATACAATAGAGCACCTATTTATAATGTTGGTGATACAATGCAAAAGATAGCAGGTGATCCGTACAGAGATGACGGAAGAGCATCACATGATTCATATAAGAATCAGGGCAGGCTTGGAGCACAGTCCAATGATCCAAATGAAGATTAAGGTGGAAAAAAATGGCGCTTAGTAGATATGCATATACTCCGAGAATACAGGGTAGATCTCGGCTAGCAACTTCAATGAATGTAACTAGAATTTTTAATGCAGTGATTTCTGGAAGACTTCCATTTTCAACTGCTGTTATAAAAGAAGGGCAAAGGCTAGATCATGTTGCGGGAGCAGCTTATGGCTCAGGAAGCCTGTGGTGGATAATAGCTGCTGCATCAGGTATTGGGTGGGGATTACAGTTGCCACCAGGGACTGTCGTGAGAGTTCCAAAAAGCATTAAAGATGTCATGATTTTAATAAGGTAGTAGCATGGGTTTAGATAGTCTAACAAGTCAGGGAGAGGGATCCACAGCTGCAGCAAATAAATTATCTGCAGCCATGAAGATGCTAAGGCAGTACTATACAGGAACAGGAAGAAGTGATCTTGTAGATACAATACAGAAAGCATGGGATGAGGAGGCATTTCAATCAGGTCTGGCAGCCGGGCTGACAGAATATGCTGCGATTCAGGAAGCATCAGGAGCCGCACTATCAAAAATATCAGTTACAGTTGGTGCTGACATCGTAGAAGATCTAATGTTTATCCTAATGGATAACACAGAAGCAGCATACTTCACCAAGGACCTGGTAACTAACTCAGGGTTACTTTCTAGATTTGAAGTTAGTCCAGATGATGCATCACCGAGTTCGAAGTATGCAGGAATAGAAAATTTTGTTCAAATAGTTTTTGAAGGA